GCCGCCAAAGTAAAAGGCGATGATGGTCAGCATGATCTCACCCACATAATATTCGTTTAGCACATCTCTCACACCATCAATGTTGCCCTGACCATAGAGCGTCATGCCCAAGGTGATGGCAAAGCACAGCAGATATGCGACGGTGAACATCAGCGCAAGATAACGCTGCGCCAGTTTGAACGGCGCGTCTGCCTGCATCAAATCAATCCTGGCCTTTGTCTTTACCTCGACAGCCTCAGTCTCAGAAACATGAATGTCATCAATTAACTTCATGCCTTGGCTGATGACGTCTTTGCTTCCAAATATTTTCATAAGCAATGGTAACATTTAATAACTCCATATGTTCGGACGCGGTGACCCAGTGTATGTGTCCAGATGGACAAACCGACCGTGACCTGATTGCTTTACACCGATGCCAGTGAAACCTAGTTTAATGGCGATCTGAATGATCCTGTAGGCTTGCTGGCCATCGCAGGCTATGTCACACGCCAAGCCTCTGGTGTGGACACCGGGCGCGCTCTTAGAGGCTTCCACGCTATGGCGTGGGTCGCGGTATCCGCTGGTGATGCGGATCGGCTCACCAAGTTCATCACGCAGTTGCTGAAGCAACGCCATAAAACTATGCACCATCTCATTGCAGTTAGTCTGACTACAATCAAATTCTTCTTTGGTGAAATTTGGATACTTATCCCAATCTAGCATTTACCACCTCAATCGTTTTCTGCCACGTTTCAGCCTCAATCTCAGGCATCTCAAACCTGCGCGGGTTAACGCGCTTACTGTACTGTTGCACCGCCTCGGTTGGCAAGAAGAACGTGCGGCGGTGATGTATTCCAACGAGCGCGATAACGTCATAATCTTTTACTGTTGGCAGCACCTTCTTCTTACTGCCCGACCCTAGTTGAAATTGATATGATGGCGACCTGCCGCTATCATGCCGCAGGCTACTACCCTTGACCTGTATTCTCACAAACCTGTCATCGTTCCACGCGACTAAATCAACCTTGTCTTGCTGGCTGAGAGACACCCGCCAGCCCTGCTCTAACACTGCGGCTGCCGCAAGATATTCAGCCGCCAGACCCTTTGTTGTTTCGCCTATCATCAATCCCCCGATTAAATAAGCGTTTACTTTTTACTATTCCAATCGTCCCGCATCTTGTTTATCAACTCAAACAAGACCGTTATTTTTTTCTCTGCTTGTGCGATCTTCTCCGACAGCCGGGAGATCAGCCACGCAATCATGACCAGTGCAACTAATTGTGGCCACATTGTGAAGATAACATTTTCTAGTGTCATGACGCTTCAAGATTAAACTTATAGGTTACGCAGGTTGCGGCCCAATCTAAGATGTGGCCTTCCCGCTTCGCTTCGTTAAATATCTGTTCCACACCAGCCTTTGGTGGGCAACGCTCAACAAGTTCTGTCTTCATCTTAGTCTGACCATCAGGAAGGATCATCAGCAATACGAAGACAAACTTTATCATTTTTCTGCCGCCTGTAATTCAAGCAATAAGGTCAGGCGGTCTACACTGCGGCGCAACTCATTAAACTCATGTGCGCTGATATGTCCGGTCTCCATTGTGTTTACCTGCAACTGCAACTTATTGATTGTTGAGAAGCCCCAGATCACGGCGGCAGACAACAGGCCGCAGATTAATTGTGTTAATCTTTGTTCCATTTGCCTCGCATCCTTACTACTGCTTCAACAGTCATAGCCACATAATAAACCGCCGCAAACCCAGCGGCAATGGCTGGCAACGCATCCATAAAACTGGCGAAGGTTACCCCTGCCACTGATAGTTCTACCGCGATGCGTGTACCGTTATCCATCAATCAATCCTCGAAATGCCAATCTGTGAGCCGTTGGTAGGCCCACCGTGTACATATAAAGTGCCACTTGCGGTATCGTCTTGCATATAAGCGTAAAACTCAACCTCATCCCCAACACTTAAGTCATAAACAAGAGAACCTGTAGAATTGTGGTAATATATATGACGACCACCATTAGCCATAGACAAACCGCCAAATATGGCATTTAAAGTACCATTAATATAAATTGCACCTCTGGCTTGCTCTCCATCGCTACCAGCATCTGTAAAGTCTAAATACAAGAAGCAAGAAACAAGGTATCGACCCGCTTGGCCTGATGGCACAGTAAACTTGCTTCCATCCCAAGCACTGTGGCTGTCATGCTCATTGGTTGTAAAGCCAGTTACCTTTGTCCAAGTTGCTCGAGTGATAGATTGCGGAGAACCTTTCCTTGCTGTAACTACAGGGCGTTGCAAATCTACGTTTGCTGGCAATTCTGTCACATCGGTAAGAGCCTGATTGTTTATTCGTGTAAGTGCCATATCAGTCTCCTATCCGATTAGGTAGCCATTGAATATACAATGCTTGTCTGAAGTGATAATGCTTCTTGAAGAATTGTTATACACATCAACGTAATCATTTGCGGCTAACTCTACTAAAGTAGAACCTCGAATCTCTAGATGGTGATTAGAAGCGTCTCCTTTAGCAGAATAAAGACGCTCAAAAATAGTGCCGTTTTTTTCTAAATCTATCGAGACTTCATATATGGCTGTGCTTCTTTCTGTCAAAACGTGAACCTCGAAGAAATAAAGACCAGCAATCGGGGCTGTAAAACGATAGTTTGTTGTGTCGTAGTTACCGCCGTGGTCAAAAATTTCTGTTCCAAACTTAACTGTAGATGTTGCGCCTGTAGTAGCACTGGTGCGAGCCGCAAACGCTGGCCTTGCTGGAGTAAGGATACGACCACTGCTGTCAATGCTAAGCGCATTTGTTCCAGATGAGTTCTGGATGTTGTCTACTTTTAATACTGAAGTCATCCCGCTCTCCTTATCCTAATAGTGCGCCAAATACATATGTGTGTTGTGCGCCTTCGTAAAATGTTCTAGTCGCCCCAGAATCTTGTTGATATGTTATCTTATCGTTGGCATTAAGATTTAAAACAATGCTCAACTCCATAGACCCTACAGCACTTGAACCATCATAGTTTCTCGCCCTAATTGCACCGTTTTGTCTTATTGTAACTTGAGCAATAGATGACTGATTCATATAAAACATACCGCATAAATAATAGACACCAGCAACAGGAACGGTGATTTCACCTGTAGCAGAATTATATGTTATCCCGCCCTGTAAAAATGCGCCATCGCCAGAAGTTTTAAAAGCCGCTTGACCATCATCTGTAGCACCAAAAACCTCACCGTCACCCACACTTTTATTGTTTGAATTGTTGCCTTGCAAATTAAATGCTGGTTTGGCAGGTTGCAGAATACGACCACTGCTGTCAATCGTAGCGGCTGTAGTGCCGTTTGTATGTTGGAGCGTTTCAACGCCTATGATGCTTGCCATTGTTTACTCCTATCCAAGAAACTTAAAGGTTGCACTGTTGTATGCCGCCGCACCTGCAACATCTATATGTAACTCGCCAGCCCAGAAAATGGCAGTGATGTAATCATCTTTTTCTAATTCAAGAACAAAATTAACTGGCATCATAACAAAAAGACTATCTACCTCATTGTATGCTCTGGTAATGCCAGTTGTGAAAGGGTCTGATGTGCTACCGTTCTTATAAAATTTAAGACTGTGATTGGTGCTTGTTGTTGTTCCTGTCATAAAAGCACCAGTAAACTCCCAAGCCCCTGCTTGATTGGCAGTAAACCTTCCAGTTGTCGGGTCATAAATGTTGCCCCTGTTAATCAACACTTGGTCAAACTTAATGACCGTACCTTGCGCTGGTGAGTAAGGGTCAGTTGCATCATCAGGGTTGCCTCTGGTTAAACTAACGGTAGCAACAGGCAGTTGTGGGTTTTTAATAATACCGCCAGATGTCTTTGGCTGTAGTTCATCAACGTATAACTTAGACAATGGTCAACACTCCGTTTACTGTGAGGTTAGCCGATACGGTAAATGGGCCAGCCACCATAGCGTTTTCATCTGATGCTATTGTAACATCATTCGTTAGGCTTGTGTCGTTTACCCTAATCGCTGCATCTTTCATGATGCTGGCTGACATCTTGTTTACATCCACTGAGCCATCAACAGGCGTGACTGTGTTACCCACCTCGCCCAGAGCCACGATGAAGTCAATGACATCACCAGTGACTAGGTTCTCTGAGAACGTGATGGTGCTACCGCTAATGGTGTAGGCATCATTGGGTGCTTGGATGACACCGTTTACAGACACAATAAGTTGTTCAGCAGTCGCTGGCTTGAAGTTACTGCTGTTGTACTGCATCGTGTATGCGGCCTGTGCATTAACCGTGGTGATGCTGTCTAGTTTCTTAAATAAACCGCTTGAGGGAGCGACCCCGATATAAGCCATTAGTCTGCATCCTGTATTGTGTTACCGTCTGCCACCCAATCTAAGATTGCTTGGTAGTGTCTGTTCGCTGTGTCCATTGGTACAGATAGTGTTTCTCCGTCAATGACTGCTGTGATTGAGCCGTTGACCCCATCAATAGCGTTGTATTGTGCTGATGTAACATTCATATCTTCCATTTTTATAACTCCGCATCAAAAGCGACATATCCATCAGAATCATTATTAAGGTGTGCGCGGTAGCCTCGACCTTGAGTAACGCCAGATAGTCCAGATTTATATATTAAGCAATTCTGTACATTAGGTTGATATATAGTCAAATCATCAAAGGTGATAGAACCAGAAGAAGAAGCCCAAGTGTATTTGTTGCTTCCACTAGGTTGCTTTAATGTTGGGGCAGAACGCAGTTGTACTGGAAAATTGACAATAAGTTCCACTTGCCCTGAAGCCCAGCCATAACCGTTTCCTAATTTAGAGTTACTTTGGATAGAGCCATCACCAAGAACATAGTAATACCTCTGACACAACGCCAGTTCCTCACCGTATGACCGATGCTCGAAGGGGGTAGCAGTGTCGCCAACTTCTAACTGAACGCCTGTAATTTGCCAAGTGGCGTTAAGCGTTGTAGGAATAGTTGAAGTGTTTCCTGCTTGCTCATTGCTCGTAGAGTATGCCGCCCAAGAACCAGTTGACCCGCCAGTAAGATTGCTACCTGCACCTAAACCAAAAGAAATTTGGAAACCTTCACCGTTGTTATTATCTATCACGCCTGTTGTGTCTGCTGGAAAAGTTATGGTTTTGTATTCCCAAGTGTCAGCAGAGTTAATAGTGTATGGTTTTGTGACCATTCTACCATCATCGGCTTGGTATATAAACACCGTGAATGTAGCCGCTTCAGATGACTTAACCCAAAAAGACAATGTAGTCTGCAAGGCATCAGAAGTTCCAAACTTTAAGTGCTGTAAATCTTGCCCCTCAATACGGTATCTAACACTAAGATGTTCATCAGCATCTAATGTGGTTTCTGCCGTTGTGGTGGTAAGTTTTAAAGAGTTACTAAATCCATTTGGCGAATCGGACTCTTGTGTTACGGTAGCAACGAGTTGGTCTGTATTGGCGGCAGATGGTTTGAATCTATCTAAGGTGTAGACATTTCCTGTAAATGACGTACCACGCTGTGCTACATTCATAGCCCCATTGATAATGAGATTTCTGCGTCCGTGAACAGCAGTGTCAGCAACGGAAGCGTTTGTAATTTTAGAAAGTGCCATTGCTTACTCCTATAGTTCCGCTACTTTTTTGAATACAGCGAATGTACGCAAACCAGTTGAGTTACCCATCATGCTAAAGCCGCTTTGGCTGTCTTTGTGAAATCTGACTTTATCATTACTTGTGTCATCAACTTTGAAATATACTTTTGCGTGAGATTCCGCATACTGACCGCTTGAAGCGTTACCACCACCAGAACCTGCCGCAAAAACCCAATTAGTTCCGTTATTTATTGTGGTGTAAATGTAGCCAACAATATATGTGTTTGACACACCGCTTGATAATGCCGCTATGTTCCACTCTATCTCCCACACACCAGTAGAGGGGAATGTAAACACACCAGAACCATTTTGGCTCATGCTTGTGCCAAGATTGTCAAAGTTTTGCGTAAACTGCGTGAGGCTACTAATCACACCAGAGCCAGAAGGTTGCGATGCACTTGCTGATTGATACCAAATGTCTAAAGCAGTAAGACCATCTGCATAGTGACCGCTATATAGTTTAGCAGATGTCACAGCGTTTGCCGCAATCTGCGCTGTATCTACTGCGTTGTCTGCAATCTTAGCGTTTGTCACAGCACCATCATTGATACGAGCCGTGGTCACGCTGTCATCAGGCGGCACAACAGTCTGGATAGCCTTACCCTGAAACACCACATAGAAGTCATCTGAAGCCGCTACGTTGCCTGTCATAGTCAATGCAGTACCTGACACCGTATAGGCAACTGAAGGCTCTTGTCGGACGTTATTGACGAACACCTCAATCTCATTGACGTTTGCTACAGCGTGGTCAAGCGTATAGGATGCACCGCCATCGCCAGTGATAGTCTGCTTGGCTAGGCTTGTGTAACTGTTAGATGTTTGATTGCCAACGTAACCCATAAATCACCTATGTAGAAATAGCATCAACAGCAGATACCCACACATCCAGAGATGATGCCGTATCTGATTTAACGTATAATCTGTCACCTGACTGCACCACAATCTTAGCACCGCCATCCATAATCTGTAGCGCACCACCAGCCGCAATAGGCGCACCCTTGACCAAGTAAATGTCGTTAGTGCCATCGTTAATATAGACATCTACGTTAATCGCATTGTCTGTGATGTTAGTGCAATGGATACCAACCAGTGTGTCGTAACTGTCAAAGTTAGCCCCATCAGGAATGTCGGCGGCTGTAGTGCCTACCGAGTTAAGTACATATCGTCTAAAGTTCTGTGCCATCCTTTACTCCTATAATGCGATAGCCATAGCAATGGCGAAGCCGTTAGTAGCAAAGCCAGTTGTGTCTGTGACAGCATCATTCCAGTTTGTGCCATCATAGACGCGAAGTTTGTTTAGTGTCGTTGAAAAATAAATATCGCCAGCGGTCAAAGCGTCCCCATCATTATCCACAGTTGGGTCGGATGACTTTGCGCCAAGGTATGTGTCGTCAAAACCATCAACGCTTGCCGCCGCTTGTTCTGCCCAATAACGTGCTGAGTAGTTTGTGCCATCTACCGTGGTATTCGTTGAATATGATGCACCACCACCTAACGCCCACTGCTTTGCAGAACCGTTAGTATTAGCGGCCTGTGAGCCAATGGCGTACTCTTTGGCAGAGTATTCTGTGCCATCAACAGTAGATGCAGTCTCAATCGCCCACTCTTTAGCCGCACCAGAACCTGCTGTATCTGTAACACCTGTGCCGCCTGTTGCCCAAGCCTTAGATGAATAGCCTTCGCCTGTGACCGCTTCGCCATCAATCTTCTGCGCCCACGCTTCGGCTTCGTCTTCGCTCGCCTGCGCGTTTGTCTCCGCTGTCTCAGCGTTTGTCTCCGCAGTTTCTGCCGCGGCCTGCGCTGTTTCAGCCGCAGTCTGTGCAGTCTCAGCCCCGGTCTTCGCAGTTTCGGAAGCGGTCTGTGCAGTTTCCGCGGCAGTCTTGGCTGTCTCAGCCGCTGTCTGCGCTGTTTCCGCATTTGTCTCAGCGGTTTCCGCATTTGTCTCCGCTGTCTCCGCGGCGGTCTGCGCGTTAGATGCGCTGGTGGCTGATGATGCGGCAGATGTCGCGCTTGACGCGGCGGCGGTGGCTGACGCTGACGCATTGTTGGCGTAAGTCTGCGCGTTGCTAACTTCGTCTGCCGTTGGCCCGGCTTCCGGGTTACCAGTTGTCGCGTTAAACTGTAGCGTCTTACCCTTGCGCGTATCCTTCGCAGGCAGTGTCATGTCGAGCGAGCCGCCATCATCAACGTGTGCCGGGTCAGTCACTGGCGCGGATAGCGCGCGCTTGTTTTCCTCGGCCAACTGCTGGGTCATGATGATCTGACCGTCAAGTTGCTCGTTCAGCGCGGCGGCGCGCAGGTCACCAGCAGTCACAAAGTCTGTGGTGCGCTCGATGTCACGCGCGCCAACAACTGTGATTGTGTCGTTTGCATCTGGCGTGTCGGATACATTGCCGCCTGTAACGATGGTGACTGAGCCAGTACCATTGGCATTAACGGTTACGGTATAGTCTGTGGTGATGGTGAGTTTAGTCGCGTTGAAATACACCGCGATGTCATCTTCATCCAGCACCTCAAACGTAAATGCGTATGGCCCAAGCCCGGCTGACCCGGTAAATACCACACGCCTTGTAATCGCGTTAATGTTATAGTCTGCCATTGGTTAGCCTCTCGTCAGCATTAATATATCACTTTTGCTTGCGCGCATCAATTCTGGCGGCAAGTTCAGGGTACTCGTCCAGCAACACAGCCCTCGCATCACTGCGGCGACTTTCAACAACATTTCTAATCTCTTTTAGTTTGTCGCTGTCAAACTCAATTCTTTGATAACTTCTGCTGTTAACCAGTTCCAGCAATTCATCAGCGAGCGTCTGACCAGCATCATAATTGCCACTGCCGGGCATACTGCCCCCATAGTCAGACTGTGCAGTTAACATGATAAATCTGTTGTATTGCTCCGCTGACAGACGCACGCCGCCCATCTTCTTGTTAGGCATTGAGATACCATCGCCAATCCGCAACAACTCTTTATCAACACCCTGATATTTAGCCTCGGCAATGCGGATTGGGTTAATGATCTCCCATCCAACACCGCGACCCGCCTGCAAAGGCTCGCCCCAAAGGTTAAGGCGTGGCGGCAAGTCTTCGTTGAAAAATGGGTTTCTTGACATTGCTCTTTGCAATTCAAGATAAAAACCACGCTCAACATCGCTCATATTCTCCACATCGCCAAAACGCTCTGACAACATTCGTGTCTCAGTCATCTCAGGATCACCGATACGCTCAAAGCCTGCGACAAGTGATGACGATGTTGGGGATATAGGTGAAGCAACCGCTGGCACAGTTGAAAGAGCCGCAGCGGTGGCGCGGCTTGCAAGAAACTCATTCAAACGCTCGCCGATATTTTCCGTATCGCTGCCACTGAAGATCATGCCAAGTTCTTGCACGCCCTGCAAAAACGGCATTTCTAAACTGTAATTCATAACAGCCATTCCAAGCGCAGTCGCCACATCCGTCACAGCATCTATATCGTCTTCATGCTGGACGTAATAGGCAAAGTCGGATGACATAGCAAGTAAGCCAGACATAGGGTCTAAGCGTGAGTATGTATAACTGTCGTACAACCCAGACCCATCTTCGCGCTTAATGTTAATAGAAAAGTCTTGAATATTTAAACGCTGGCGCGCCTGCTGTGCTTCTCTGTCATTAAGGGGTGAGCCAGTGATAATGATGTTTTTATCTGGCGTATCGTAACCAATAGCATAAGTGGCGAAAAGAGATGCAATGCCAGTGCCTGTGGCAAACCGACCAAACGCAAGGTCAGCCTCGCGCCCACCCTGCTTCATTGCCTTGTAAAAATAGTTGGCAATGCCAAACGGTGACCGCTTGAATGTTTCTTTTATTACGTTTGTCGGTGTTCTGTAAAACGGCACAGCAAAAAGTTTGGCCAGCGGGTGAGCCATAAGAGGCTCAATCGTTGCTCCAATTTTGCCCATTTCGGCTTGGAATGTTGCTTCTTTGGAAATATCAGATGCTGTTTTTCTCATAGGCTCTGGTGGGTTGTTAACCAAGGCCGCGTAACTCTCGCCCATTTTTTGCGTTGCTGTTTCAACGTCATCACCGCGCTCAATGGCCAAGTCAAACTCTTTGAAACTACGCACGCGCGCTTGCTTCTTGATTTCAGCCTGATACTGGATGCCCTTGAAAAACTCATCTTCCGCTGTAAGAAAACGGCTAGACATTCTGTTTAAAACACCAAATGTGTTAATAAATGCAGTACCAACATCACCTTTGGCGTACATACCGATGATCTCGCCAAGGTCATCTGTTGATCCGATTGCTCGGCGTGATCGCGTGTCTATCTTAGTACCATCTGACAAAGCCTCGCCGCGCTTAAATGATTTCGCTGACACAAGTGTGGCATCAACAAATCCTGATCGCATACTATCTAACTGTATTAGGGCTTCCCTAAAGTAAACACGGTCTTTGTTTCCTGTCACTGCTGATCGGACAAGACCGTGGGTTGCGGCAGCCGCTTCTTCTGCGCCACGCAAAATGTTAAAGCCAGTGTTACCCGCCACGTTTACCATATGAGTTACTGGGTGCGACAGAATAGCGTTAATGAAACTCTCACTCAAAAAGTCCATTGATTTGTCATGCCATCCGCGCTGTAAAAACTTAGCCTTGCCCGGCCCGGGTGGAATAGCCAAGTACGCCTCAAAGAAACGCTCGTAACTGTCGATGCCTTCGTTCTGCAACAGGTTGTTTAGTTCCTCGCCGCGTGTGGTGGCTAGGCCAACACGCTGCGCCTCACGCATTGCAAATACAGAACGCGCCGCCTCGGATACCTCGCCTGAAATCTGCGCGTATAGATTGACCTCGGCCTTGACCGCATTGGCGGCTAGTTCAAACGCCGCCTCGCGTTCTGCCGGGTCAGTCAGTTTAAATGCGCGTTCAGCAAGTTGTTGTGTGCGCTTGCTTAGTTCTTGCGCTCCAATCAGGCCAGCAAGGATGTCTTCGGCGCGCATCGCGCTTTTGCGACCCGGCTTGATAAACTCACGCACAAGGTGATCAACGCCCTTTTCCTCTGCCATCTTTAGAAGGTTGGCGTAACTAATAGTACCGCGCCGAACAGTCTCAAACAGTTCAGCGTTGTCGTCTTTGATCTTTTGCAGATACACGGCCATATCAATATCTTTGGCGGCTTCCGCAATCGCTGGTAGGTTTAGACCCTTAGTGTATTTAGATGTAACGCCAAGCGTTGTGGCCAGTTCTGCTTCTTCTTCATCAGACGCTTTACGCACCACAATATCTTCGCCGCGTTGCTCTAGTGCCTCCGGTTTTGCTGTCGGTGTGGCACGCCTCTCGGCTTCGTCCACACGCTTGGTAACGCCCTTGACAAGACCAGTAAACAAATCAATCTTGCCTGCAACTTGGATAGGCTCTACCGCAGTTGGTTCTTCCTGAGTTTCAGGCGCAAACACATTTGGCTCATCGCTGATAAGATCATCGGGCTGATCTTCCGGGACAGCATACTTTACTTCTTGCAGATCACGCTGGACGTTTTCTTCTTCCAGCATTGTCTCAAGGTTAACTGGTCTACGCGCCATTGTCTGCCTCACTTTCGTCACCGCTGACTGCGTTCATTGCGGCAATAGATACTGGCCCAACAATACCATACTTTTCTAAGATTTTGATCATCTTGTCATCAAAGATAACATAGTTGCGTTTAGCCGCCGCATCATCAATGCCTGCGCCTCTTGAACCTGCGGCGCGATACTTGATGCCGGGAATGCCAGCGTCAGAAAGTTTTTTAGATAAATCTTTTGGCATTATCCCACGCTGGCTTTTGATACTTTCAAACAAAGTGCCAATATCAGCCGTTTTCGCTACGCCATACTCTTCATAAATAGGGGCTAAAACCTTTTCAAACTTTGGCTGCTGGCTTAATGGCAAGTCATAATCCAGCATATCTTCTGGCTTTGGCTCAAGGCCGACCTTGTACATCTTGCCTTTTTTCTGACCAGCGTTCATTAGGTAATCAACCCTTGTCATGTCAATCTTTGGCTCAATAAAATACTTATAAATAGTTTCGTATCGGCTTGGCGCGCCCGGACCTGATGGGCCTGCAAGGCTTTCAACAGCGGTTTTTGCATCTCGCTTATTAAAAATGCCTTGACCTAAGTTAGAGAAAATCATGCCAATGTCGTCTTCTAATGTACCAACATCGTCCCTAATTCCAAAATTCTTTGCTTCTTCTGCAATGCGCTTAATGTCAACGCCAAACCTGTCTTCAACATCTCGCGTGTAAACGCTATCTAGCGGCTTGCCATTAAATGTCATCACGCCTTCTGTTTGAAGGGTCAGTTCACTGCCATCCTCAAACTCCCACGTTTTAGAGTTTTCTGATAAATTTTCAGATTTATTAACAGCAAATTTATCTAACTCTCCAATATAATAATCATAGTCTGGGTCAGCAGATGAAAGCGAATGTGTGCCACCAACTGTATCAAACCCTAATTCTTCAGTGAAGCCACCTGCTTGCGTGTCAAGGTCAGGCTGATTGTATCTATCCATTCCTGTCACCGCACTACGGTAATATTTAGCAATGTCTTCGCTGTCAGTAAAATACAGGCCATACCCATACGCTTGCGCGCCTTCGCCTGTTCCAATCTTATCTACCTTAAATTCATCAAAATCTGCGCCAGAACCGTGGAAAGCAATGATGCCCGGTTTGTCATCTTTAGGCGCAGTTGCTTTTGCAATCATGCGGTCAATCGCAGGCGTAGGATCAACACCAGCCGCAAGCGTTACGCCTGTGTCGGTTTCGCGTGCGGCTACACGCGCTGGCGCGCCAGCGATAAACTCTTTAGTCGCGGCTGTCGCGCCCTTTGTTGCCTTACCCATACCGACAAACGTACCAGCAGTTTGTGCCTGCTCATAAGCCTCACGCATTTCTGGGTTCATGCTTTCAATCGGGATCACGCTATTGATAAGATTAAGTGCCGCCTCAGACCCTGCCGCGTTAGATACAGTCTCAACGCCTTTAACAAAAGCCTCTGCGCGCCCCTCGTCTTGTCCGGGGAACGCCGCCTTATAACTGCCATAAAGTAATGACGCAATATCACCGGGCAAGCCAACCGCGCCAGCGACAGCACCTGTCGCCAGACCTGCTGTTGCTGTGCCAATCTCGGCAGCGGCTTCGCCTGCGGTCATGTCACGCGGTTCTGCCTGTTGCATAGGCGTGCGGATAGGCGGCTGTAAGTTCATGCCTGTCGCGCCCATACGCCGCGTAACAATGGCGCGCGTTGTGCCATCTTCGCTTGGCACATACTCTCTTTGCATCCCTGTGCCGTTCTCTGCGATCAGCGTTTCTAACTCTTTATCAATCACTGCCCGGCCTCCATTTTTTCAAGTCGTCTAAGGCTTACCAGAATATCTGATAGTATTCTGCGCGCTGATGGGGATACACCTTTTTTACTTGAGAACAAACCGCCCGGCTCGTATTCTTCAGCAAGCATTTCCTCAATTGCTTCAATGCGGCTTGATGTGTTCATCATCTGTTTAATAACAGGGAACGAACCAAGCCTTGCGTCAATATCGCTTGTAAGGTTATTGATAGCCGAAGAAACCTTGGCAGCCCCACCTTTTTCCTTAATAGCCTCTTTGGCAAACGTCATTGGGTCAAAGTTTAAATCTTCGCGGCTTTCTTCCATTTCGTTTATCAGATCATTTAACTCATTCAGACGATCAAGTTCATCTTCTTTCAATGCGCGCCCAAGCATAATTTCGTCAGGACTGCCGTACTCCCTTGATAGCATACGCATTGCCCTGACAAATCTTTTGTCTCTCTGGGCGGCGATGCTGGTAAAGTAACCATCGGCAGTGTTAGGTGTTAAGTTCTTCGCTGTCGTGGCGGCAATAACATCTTCGTAAGTTAGTTCGCCCTTGATCTTTTTTCGGTCTAAATCAGCGATTGTGTCAGCGTCATCGCGTCCACCCTTGCTGTCGCGCACCTCAATCAGAGAATCATACAGTTCTGGCTTTAGCGTCCTGATCTCAGCCAAATCAGCGTCAATATCTTCTTTCGGGTTTCTTATATTATCTAAAACCTTTGGCAACAATTCATCAACTCTATTATTCGCGTTGATTTCATCAACACGCTCATTGCTCGCAATCAAAGAGTTTCTGGCTGTGATCTCATCGCGCACAGATTTACGCACCGCATCTTTCTGCGTGTCGTTCATGCTGTTCCACATATCGCCAACGCGACCGTCTGTAAACTCACCAGCCCTCATCTGACGCAGATGCTGTGATGGTTTGGTCATTGCCCAATTAGTCATGTATGTGTTTGTTGCGGTTAAGACGCGATCATCATAACGCTTGATAAAACTTTCAGCCTTGTCTTCGTCAAATGTGGCGAGAGCCAGCGTCACTGCCTTATTTCGCAGTTCGTTCAATTGTGTCTCAACTGTGGTGACCTCGCCTGTGTCAGCGTTTCTGGTCGCACCGTTTGAGATGATCATATCGACAGATGGCAAAATGTTTTGCGTAAAGTCAAACTCAACGGCGATGCTTTCTTGCGCCTCAATCTTTTCCGCAATGTCTTGCGCGTGAGCCAGCAAGTTTGTGTTTGCTGTCGCCGCAATAGATGCCTCAAAGTTTACAGCCGATACCGGGTCGATCTGTGCCAGTGATGACGCATAACCATCAATCAAGCCATTCAACTGCACTTGAAATTCATCTGCGGATAAGTCTTTCTGCTCGGCATCAATGCGTAACTGCGTGATGGCATTGCGCGCTGAGACTTCCATCTTAGCCTCAATGACAGCCATTGCGCTTGCCTGCGCCGCTTGACCAAATACAGTGTCAGTGTCGCCCGGTAGCATCTGACGCAAACCAGTGCCTGACTGCCGGGCTTTGTCTAACTGCTCGGCTGTGGGTGCTTGCTCCGCACCATAGCGTGCGCCAGCGGTCTTAGCCTTGGCGACCTCTTGCTCATACAGATAGTTAGAAATCTGCCCAAGCGCGCGGTCGATGTTCTCGTATTTCTGAGCAACAACCTTGCCTGTCTGCACAAAGTTCACCGATGGCATACTGCCAATGGAAACACCTAGCGGTCTGTATCGAGGTAAATCAGCCATTAACTAAACACCATTCTTAAAGGGTCGAGTGTCGGGCGCGTGCCGGATGTCATGCCTGTACGCAAGTATGCGCCACTGCCTGACGCGCCTGACTGCAAACCTGATGTCGGCGCAGGCCCACCAATCTTTGGCGCAAGCGATGCGCTTGCCACGCCGAATACAGCGTCCATCATAGCACCCTGCATAAGACCTTTGGCCTGCGCCATATACTGGCCAGCCTGCATTTCGCCGCCGCGAATTGTAATCAATTCGTTGTCCTGTACCGTGTACAATTCCTGCACACCTTTAGACAATGCGTAACGCGCCAAGTTTGCCGCGCTCCCGGTGAATGGATCAATGCCGCCAGCCGCCGCGCGTGCAGTAATCGCCGCAGATGTTCTCAGGATATTCTCCAGAACACTAACGCCCTGCTGTTTGTATTTCAGGCTTTCTTGCTTTGCTTGCAGTCTCGCCATTGTCGCCTGCGCCGCCAAGCCCTTGGCTTGCGTGCGCGCGGCTTGCATCTTCATGATGCCCTGTACGCCTGCTAATGCTACCTGTGCTGTCATTGTCCCACACTCACTTTATAATCAATGCCAAGTACAGTCATTTTCAGTGGCACGTTTTGCCCAACTGTGATCTGCCCATCGTAAGTATAACCTAAAATACCGTGTAATGTCTTGATCCCTGTAAATTCTTCAACATCGTCATCTAAGATGTCGTCACCAAAACGTCTAAACGCTACCTCTTTGCCGTTGATGGTTAGAGCCTGCGTCTCAAACAATTCGGCATTTACCTCAAAGATACGCTTCTTAAAGCCCTTCAGAGAGCCGCTGGGTAGCCTTGGCTCGACCGGGAGGGTCTTTATCTCTGGGGTAAAGTTAAGACCAACTGTGTGGCTCGCAGTCGCACTCTGAGCGAAAGTGACAGTGTGTGGAGAAGCACCGACAGTTTGATCTGCCTCAACGACCCCATCTCGAATAACCTTGACGGTTTCACCTTCCAGATGCGCCACATTAACACTGGATGCCGCACCGCCTGTAATAGCACAATCAACCAAGACATCCGCATCGAACACCTCCACATAGTAAACATCACTGCTGTCGATGTTACGCTTGACCACCACATAGATCGTATCGACATCAACGCCAATGTTTATAAAGTCACCATCTGTCGTCCACTCGCTGGGCGCGATCACGTTCTGTGAGCGCAACAGCGTATAGCAAGCAATAGACCCATCATCATCATTGACGATCATCAGGCGGTCGCCTTCGTCTGTCGCTGTTGATCTACGCACAGCCACCTCGCTCGGTGACTTTAGCAGGTGAGATGACAGCAGTGAAATCTTGGCTGACACATAAGCGTTTACCGTGTCGCTAAACACAAACTCTTGCAGTGACTTACCCTGACGCTGAACAAAGATGGTCGAGCCATCCACGTTCTGCACCCGGATGCCCGGCTTGCTACCAAACGCGGTTTGCTCTTTTACGATAAAGTTTGATGGCGTGATCGGCTCGTCCAGTGACTGCGGCACATAAAACTCACCGCCTGTCGTAAACACCTGCAAGTGACGACCAGCGTAAATGTCGATGATTGCGTTAAACGTGCCAGTGTCTAGCGTGGCCTCAACGCCTGCGTCATCCAACGCCTCGCCCGGATCAAAGTTAAAAAAGTCAGATACGCGCGAGCCAAACAAAGTTGATGGTCGTGACTTAGTGCCGCCAAAGTACAGGCGGCCTTCGTGGAATGTCACGCTACGCGGGTAACCGCGTGATGACGACCATACATCCTCATAGCCGCGTTCAATCTCAAAGTCAGCCTTGTCGATAGCGTTTGTATCAAACAATGGCACTTCCGCGTAACACTCTAGTGTGTGGTCATCAACCTTGCGAATAATACGCAAGCGGCCAAATGGCGTGACGTTTAGATACTGGTTCTCATAGTAGGATGCAGATTGCGTGAATACATCACTCTCACTACTGCCACCACTTTTCATAGCCTCAATTGTGATGTTGCCGGATGTGCCGCTGGGGTCGAGATGGTCGAAACTATCTGTAGTCAGCGTTGAGCCATCAACAGTTGTAATGCTGTAAGCATACTGCGGCACATATCCAAATGAGATAGTGCTGGCTGTCCAAGTGCTGTCGGATGCACCGCGTACAATCTTCAGCGGTGCTAAGTCTTCATGCGTGACGATAACTGTATCCGCTGATTGCACCCAATTCATTTCTGGCAAAATGCTAGACGTTAACGCGCTGACGGTCAGGTAGTCGTTGCCACTGCCGTTGATGTCGGTGACAAGCGCGTTGTTCTTAAATACATACATCTTACCGGGCGTGAAGATCAGCATATAACTGTCGCTGATGCTAAATTCAAACGATACCATACGCACCGCGTTAGCCGCGCCGCTGTCTAGTTCGGCAACATACTTAGTGCCATCACGCCGAACAGCACCGCCTTGCGGCTGGATAGATACATTGCGCGCTGTAGTCAGCCCAGAGTTATACTGTGAAATGTCAGTTCTAGCGCGCAGGCGTGGGTCTAACTCACCGCTAGTAAAATCATTTTGTATCTGAATGATCCGCGACATTTTAGAACCTTATGTCGGTAATGGGAAACTCTTGTATTGTTTGTGCCGGGCGGTCAGTGCCATCAATGTTAACGGCGACCCGGAACAAACCACCGCGCATATTGTCGGATGGCGCACCGTATGCCTGCTGATGGAAATACTGCGCCTTGGTGATCTGGTCGGTGATCGGCTCGGCAAACTCTGCCGCCAGTGCTGTACGCAACAGCCGCACAAAATATGGCGGAAACTCGGCAGGCTCTGGTGTGTACTGATAATCAACCCAAGCATTTTCAATGTTGGTGTGCAGGCCATCACTGTAAATCTCAAACTCCCTGATGGTCGGGCTTGAGATGTAACTGGTAGCAAACACCGCCTTTGGGTTGCCCAGCATATCGCCCGGCAACTGGTACTTATACTTCCATTCGTTGATTGGCGTATCGACCAGACGCGCCAGTTTTACTTTTTTGATAGACCAAGAAAATGGGTACTGCATTAACAGCGTGTCGCGCACATCGTCATATAGACGGTCAGCGACCTGCGCTTCATCAGTACCATCTGAGAAACTAGAAAGGGGAGATGCGCCAAGCATAATGAGCGCGTCAGAACAGATTGAGAGTTTAGTATCGCCTTGCGCCATTGCGTGTCTCCAATAAGATGAAGGGGGCGGGATAACCCGCCCCGATCAATTTAGTCGGTGTCTGTCATTGCGACAGCAGTACCGTCTGTGACATCGACAACGCCAGAGGCGTTTGACGCTACCATAACAATTGACATTGTTGGGGTTGCGCTGTCATGCACAAAGATGATGTCGCCAACTGCCAGTGTGTCAGACAGGTCATTGAAGTAACCTGAAGTGTTCACAGTAGCAATCGCGTCTGCTGATGTGTAAGTGTACATTGAAGGGGCATTGCCTGACTTCGCCGCACCAATTACGTTCCAACCTGCATTTGAATAAGCCATTATTTAATCTCCTTATTCAGTCGCTGAGATTTTGACAATGCCTTCATCGTCAATGGCTACCGCACCAGCGGAGAACATTGAAGCAACGAGGAACGATGTCTTCTCAGGAACATAGTTGATTTCAGACTTCTGGTTCATGCCAATGCCCAGACCAGCCGCATCGCGGTGGAAGGCCAAGCAAGTACGAACACCTGAAGCAAGCGGCAGGCCACCTTCGTCACGGTCACCGATTGTGATGAATTTGAAGCCCAAGAAGGTATCAATTTCACCAGTTGACAGTGCCTTGACGGTAGCAAAATCGCTTGATGTCAGTTCTGTTTCGTCCAGCAGTGCTGAGAGGTTGTTGGCGTGGATGATCATGCAACGACCTTCAGCAGGTACGTTCTTGGCATCCATTGCCTTTTTAGCGGCGAGCAACTTGGCAAGGTTCATGTTTGTGCCTGTGCCACCAATGTTTGTGCCAACGGTTGACGGTGAAGACGCGGCATTGATTGCGTCAATAACCAACTGGTCCATACGGCGGCCAATTGCGCTACCAACGACAGAAACCAATTCACGGCGTTCGTCAAAATTGACTTTTTGCTGATTAAAGATGTCGCTATATTCAGCGGCGATGTAGTCACTCATTGTGGCCGACACTTGTGAGTAGGTCACATTAAGCGGGGTTACGTCAGTCTGCGGTACGCGGACTGTTGCAGTGCCTTTCCCGATCTTCGGGAATTTCACCTGATTGCCTTCGACATTGTTACGCTCGCGTGTCACGCCTGCCAGAGCGCGTGCGCCCTGATATGCCTGCTTGACCTCGGCATCGAACAACTGAACAAAGGCTGAAGAAATGCCAACTGCCATTTCATACTCCTATTGAACAAAGTTAAAGTTGAGATCGCATCAGGTATCCTGCAAGCAGGGCTGTCACTTGGGCATGAACGTCACGCCCCCAAACGTGGGCGACAGGCCGAAGGTCGGGTATCTGTCAAGACAAATATACAGAAAAAGGCCGGGTGTGTAAACACCCAGCCTCGCGTAAGGTCTTGTTGTGATTAAGATGCTTGATATTCTTCAGTACCATACACCTGATCAAACAGTCTTTCAACCTTTGCTCGGTACGATGGATCACTCTGATACTCAGGCGTACCGACCATATGTTGCAGTTCCTCTTTCGATGGCAAGCCCTCCGGCTGTGCTACGTTTACAGGAATAGCCTGATCGCCATAGTACGATCTGATTTTCTGCAAAGCCCTAAGACCTTGGGCTGTGCCGCCCATAATCTTAAATTCTTCAAAGTCATCCTGACCCCAGACACCCTTGCGAACAAGGCTCGATGCCCAATCGGTCATAGACTTGATGACAGCATCAGCGTTGTTGCCAAGTTTCTTATATTCTTCTTGATAAGAAATCTCAGCCTCTTGCGCTTCAGCCCCGGCCATCTCGATGAATTTACCTGCTAACTGCTCAAACGCATCCTGACTGATGCCGTTGTCCTTGGCCCAATCGCGGTATGTGTTGAATAGTTCATCATCTTCGGGGATGTTTGCGTCATTGAATACACTGACATCGTATTCATCTGGGGCTTTATGCTTGCCCTGCGAAAACTTTTTCTGCAACTCAGAATAGGCATTTGCCAAGTCTTCTGGCTGTTTAAACTTTTCCGGCAACCACTCAGGACGCTCTGGTGCTTCTTCGGTTGCTTGTTGTTGTTCCGGCTGTTCTGCCGGATCAAGGTGGGAGATGTTTGATTCCTGTTGCTGTTGGTTATCGGTGCTGTTGTCTTCCTCGACAACGGCCTCGGCCAGCAGGCCCTCGGTTTCATTCATAGGTTTCTTGCCCTCATTATTCTGCGTTCGATTTCTCGAACAAGTGAATTTTGACCCTCCCTAGCATAACCGTGTGAAGCATCTTCACCCGGATACCAAGTGGGTTGCTCTATCGTCAGTGAGCGCAGATGTTCATGTAGTTTCTGCCCATCCTCACTGGCGAATACTCTGAGGTATAGCCGATCAATATCATCGCGATGTTCCTCATTGGTTTGACGTACTTCAGGCTCTACGGTTCTAAGACCGTCCCATCCCTCAACATTCATGCTATTCCCCTTCTACTGGTGCGCCCTGCGCCTGTGCCGCCATCATCGCGGCTTGCTGTGCCTGCTCCATCATCTGCTGTCGTTCAGCAGGCGTGGTGCGTAGTTCGGCTGGGACACCCAACTTATCGGCAACATAATCAGAGATAGATGCGGTGCGTACCGCCATCTGGCCATCCATACCAAGGCCAGCAGACAACTGCACCCAATTCATGATCTTTTCGATGTCGCCCAAGTTCTGCGCTTGTGCAATCGGGCTGACCGGGCTGACCTTAACCTCAAGGCCATTGACCTTCAGCGGCAGTTCGATCAAGCCACGTTCATCCATTACATACAGGATGCGCGCAACCAGCGGCAACATTGTCTCAGTAATCAAGCGACCAAACGCTGACCCCAAGTTCTGCGCCAGTTCTTTCATGCGCTCCGCAACCTCGGTTGCTGACCGCGCTGACATATTGTCTGGCGGCAGGGTATCGTCCAACAGAATCTTCTTGATGTTCATACGCAGGTCGTTGATCACGATCTGGCTGACGTTAAAGTCACCAGAGCGTGGCAACATCCGCAGGCTTTCGCCCTGCGGCCCACCATTACGCGCCACAGGGATAACTGCGCCCGGCGCAATGCGAATGGTCTGTGGGTTCAATACGCCATCATCTGCGGCTGTATATACGCCAGCAATAGACAGGCTCGCGTTCTTCAGCAGCAACTCAAGCGTCTTGTTTAGCGTCTTGATGTCTGGGATAGCGGTGACCAATGGGCCACGGCCATACACCTCACCAGCGACCTTGCTGTAGCGTGCCACGATCCACGGTGATGATTTCATGTACCGCTTCAGCAGTTCGTCTTTGCCGTGTGGCCAGATAACGTGATAGCAATACTGCCCCATCTCAGGGTCATAGATGGTCGCCTCAATCAGATCAACTTCTTCGGTTGGCTTGTCTTCAATCATCTGCGCCAAGCGCGGTGGGATTTCCGCGTCAGGCCAGTGCTGTGTGATAGCCTCGCCCTTGATACGCATACGGCGATATACATTATCGACCTTGCCGTTTGCGCCTTCTTCGATGCAAACCAAATACTGCGGCACTGCCTCAAAGCGAATAGGTGTGATTTCATCGCCCGGCTGTACCAGCATCACGGCTGTGCCAACGGCTAGGTCAAGCAGAAACTCACCCATAGCCAAGTCAAAGTTAGACTGACGCAATACGTCAAACATTTTTTCGGAGTAAACATCGAGCGCGGCTTGTGCCTCGATTGCGCGATCTGCCGGAATATCTGCACCCGGCTCTAAGCGACACCAGTTGCCATACGGCGGGAACAAACCAGATTGGATGCGGTTTGCAAATCGCTGTGTGGCGTTGATGGCGGTACTATCAAACACGCGAACCATTTTATTCTGGCCGGGCGATCCCCCACCCTCATAGTAGCCATCGTATAGGTTACGCTGTGGCAACGCAAACTCATAGCAATCTTCATAAATCTGACGCCAGTTGTCCTTGCGTCTTTGCGCCATTTCATGACGTTTCATGATTTGTTCAGCAGATAACTTGCTCATGATTTTTTGTTCCTATCCGCAAAGTTGCGCGCGCTTTCTTTTGATCGGAAACCCCACCTTTTTAGTGCCAAGCCCAAGCGTGTGGGTGTGCCATCAGGCTTTTTCTCCGGGCCTTTCATGCCAGAAAAGCGCGCGGCGAATTTTACGCGGCGCGGGTTTGTACCCTTCGGCACTGGCCGTTTTAGGTTCGAGCCTTCGGTGCGCTTGTAATAATCACGCCCCTTTTGGTTCAGCCCACCCTTCGGGTTTTGGTACTCTTTCTTAGGCACGCGCGGCTCTCATATTATCAATAAGGTTTGGATATGGGCGACCAGCCTTCTTGGCGGCACGCATTGCGCTGCGCTTCTGCGCTGACGTTAAAGACTTTGGCTTGCCAATAGACTTGGGACGCTTCTTATCCCACACTTCTTTTTTCTTGCTCATTTCTTTTTACCGCCTTTTTTCTTGCCGTAACCCATTAGCCTGACCCCAATGTTTGCTGTTCTTCTTCAATCGTACCAGCCTCGGTGCGACCACCACCAAGCAGTGAACGCATACCGCGTGGTCGTGCGCGCATACGAGATGCCGCCACACGCTCCGCGCGTGATACCTTCTTAGGAGCAACACGCTCCGCCACTACCTGAACCGCAGGTTTTGGCGCGGCTTTCTTGCCGCCACCAATAGCCTTAGATACTGCCTTTACTGCACCGCCCATATTACGATCCTAACTTATCTTGCTGAATACCCAACTGCGGCACATCACGCTCCGATGACAACAGCAAACGCTGACCACCAATCCGGCGCGCACGCTGGCGCGCTGAAATAGCGGCCATCTTCTCACGTTCTTGCGCCTCAAGACGTTCCTCTTGACGCTCCTGCGCCGCCTTTAACTCAGGGTCAGGTGCTGGTGCTTTCGGTGTTTTAAATAGTGCGCCCATCAATAAACCTTTGCGAATAAAACGTGGTCTGACTTGTCGTGGCCATACTGCCGCAACGTGCCTTCTGCTCCGAATTTTAACCCAACTGCCCACCGCATTGCAAGCACATTGCGGCTATCAACTGTGATCTGCAATCGGTGCAATTTCATGTCGATAGCACACTGATCGAAATACCGCATTGCTGACCGCGTTAGCGTTATCGGTGTGCGCTCAACTTGATATGCGGTGATCAGCCAGCACTCCGCCACGCCCGGCCACAAGGGTACAGCACCAAAGCAACACGCAATCTTGCCACTGGATACCGCAGTCATGCCGCCCTCTTGCTGGTAATACTGCAAGCGTTCATCAAAATGTGGCATTGTCTTCACAAGATTGTCATCAAATGGCCGCAATTCCATCATCTTAACGTGCGCCCAATGAAACGGCACAAGCGAGACTTTCTTGTTAGTTAGTATTGACTGCATCGTTCATTGGCCTATAATTAGGTTCATCATGTTTTTTCATGATTTATCCTCCCTAAACTTGCCCCGCTTCGGCGGGGCTTTCTTTTAGAAGACGCTAAAATCACTGGCCGCAGTAAACTGTTTAAACTGCTGGCGGCCCACACTGTTGCGCGTCAGCGACCTATGCTCACCGCCGCCAAGCATCAGATAGCCATACGCATCGCCAACGTGCGAATGTTCGTTTTTATTAGGCGCATCTCTAAACCGTTCCTGACCACCACCCATAGCGACACGCTTAAAGTGATAGCCACCAGCCAAAGATTTACGCACCCTTGAACATGAACGATCAACCAGCAAGCCCGGCTTGCCATCAATCAACCTATTCATCGGCATAGCACCAGCCTCGCGCCGCACCATAAAATCATTCGATGCGGTCGGTTGAGCGCGCAAACCAAGTGTTTGCATATGCTCAAACGCGGTCACCTCGAAGATTTCATCGCGCTTTACGCCAGCCGGGTCACCCCAGATAAATACTTCACTGCCGGGAAAGTGTGTCTCAATATCCGCAAGCAGGTGATGACAGAACCGTTCAAGCCCCATATCAAACGCCACCAATTCATGCACAACGTGCCAGCGACCATTCGGCATCTTCTGCCCAAACACAGCCGCAGGCGTTAAACCAAAGTCAAGCCCGATATGCACTGGCATACCCTTCTCAATCTCCAAGTCATCAGACATCAGCGTGTCGGTAAATTCATGCCAGACAGGTTTACCGTCCTGCACATAGACATACTTAGCCGCCGCATAGCAACTAATCCAATCCAGCGTCTTGCCTGCCAACTGCTGTTCGTAATAGCCCGGCGGCAGATTATTAATGTTCTCCGCCTTCGGATTTTGTATCCAATGCTTATTTGCGGCATAGATCGTGTCGTCATGCTCTTTGGTCGCCTCGATCACACCGCCCGGTTGCTTGTAAAACTTCCAAGGGTACTTGCCCTTGATCGGGTTTTTCTCCGCAAGGTTAGGCCACCAATGGTCACTATCCATCGGGTTGGTGGACATCCACACACCGCGCCAAGGGCAACCACCGTGTCGCTTGGTCGGATAACGACCCACACGCGATGTCAAGCCATCAACCACCGCCTTTGGCAGTTCACGCGCTTCATCAATAAACCCGCCTGTCAGTTCAAGCGATAGCAACTTCCGCACATCCTTCGGCTGATCGAGAGCCAGAAAGATCACCTCACAATCAAGGCCAGCCGCCCCATCCCGGGGCGGCAACTTGATGTGATGGGTGATCGGTGGCGACCAGCGCATCTGACCCCACACATTCTCAGGAAATATCTCCTGCCAAGTCTTGATCGTGGTCGTCCTCAATTCCGGGTAGGAATTTCGTATCACTGCAAATCTGGAATAGCGCGTGTTGTCCACAGGTGAAGGCGGTTGCTTCACAGCCCTCAACATCACTTCCGCAAGTGAAGCATAAGTCTTGCCTGAACCAACTGGCCCCATTAGGCCACGCACGAATGAATTGTCGTTTAAAAAATCCCATACCGTTGGACTTTCTGAAAAATCAAGGCTCAACCCCTCTAACGCCTCAAGCCCCTTCTGCTTGCGCCGCCGTGTTGACCTATCGGTTGCATTATTCGCTCTCGCCATCGCTACCCTCAAAAATAAAAAACACCTCGCGCTCAGTCTCAAGGTGCAACATGACATCTTCACACACATGACAGACAATCATGCCCGAACCCTCATAAACATAGCCGGGCGTGTCGTGACCGCAGGTATCACACATGATAGGATCAGAGAAGAAGCGCACAAAATGACGACTAGGAAAGTTAATCACTGTCGCCATCGTCCTTAACCTCATATGTCGTGACCTTCGGCCCGGTCACGTTAATCCCAATCATGCTAGGCCGCTGATCGTCACTATTCGGCTCAAGCAACCCGCGATGCTTCGCCAAGAGCCGCAACGCGGATAACTTGTCGTGCATCTCTACCTCGATGCTGTTGCCGTGTGCGTTGGGCGTTACCTTCACCTTCTTAATCGCACGCCGGGCGCGATCATTCAATTGATCCGATCCTACCAACAAAACCTCGCCCATATCAGTCCAGCGGATCACATCAGTGATCTCGCCAGCACCAATAGCCTCAAGTTCCTGCACGACCGCCTCGCGCTTGTCAGCGTCAGGGTTGGCTAAACCAGCCCTAGCCTGCCGGGTTGTCAGGGGTTTCTTCGTCAAGACACTCACTCCATAAAGCCGCATAACCTGCAATATCAACCATACTGTCCAAATGCTTCGGTTCATTACACAGGCGCGCAAGTTTCACCGCAATCATCATAGCAGAAACCTGATGCGGTTGCACATCCACCCCCAGCAGGTACGTCCATAACGCGGCAATGCGCTCAAAATTATCGCGTGCATCACCATAATCCTCACCGCGATCTGTAACCGCATCACGCGCGGCCTCTAATATTTCGTATCTATCCATTTCTTATCTCCAGTTGGTACAAAAATTTTGTGTGACACCCCCATATCGATAGATGCGGGGGCGGGGGGCAAGGGGTCGCCTTTTCTGTGGGGCGTGCATCGCTTTTTCCTGCGCTGTACAAAAGCAAACCACCGTTCATTTATTGTACAACGCGCATATACACCGCAACATCGTAAAGCGAAGGTACGCCTGCCCTGCGCTTCAGGGCTTCATCAGCCGCCGCCAGCGTAGCCGCACGCACATCCTCAGCAGTCTTCTCAGCCAGCGCGATCTTGCGCGCGTGTGCTACCTCGTTGTCGAACAACTTGACCTGCCCGGTCGCCTGCTGGATCGCGTGCAAGTATGTGTGTGTGAGTATATGTGATTGACGTTCTACATCCCCCACACCCCCTATTTCTTTCACAGGTACGTCTTCCTGATCCACGATAGGCTGTAGCGGTTTCGCAATGTGTATGTCCTCAAGCGATGGCACTGGCTCTTTTCCTGTCCACAGCACCTGATACCGATTGCTTTTCCAGCCAAGCGCGCCTGCTTGATAGTCCTTCGGATTTAACTGCCGAACGTATTTCTTCGCCTTCAGTCGCTTCATTGCTTCGTGGATGCTCTTTCGCTCGGCATAGCCTGTCACATCGCACAGTGTGTCCATCGAAGGCCAACACACACCAGCCTTGTTCGTATAGCAACACAGCGCGCCCAGAACGCGAAACTCACGCTCTTTCAACTCACGATCCTTGAACGCACGCATCGGCATGACAGACCAAGGCCTCTTAAACTCAGAATGGGATTTCGTCATCTATGAATACCTCTTGCTTTTTGATTGGTGTGACGCTGGTAACCTCTGCGCCGGGAAAGATTGATTTGATTTCTTCAACGCGCTTGGCGAGTTCGCTTTGCTTGGCGTCAAGAATGTTTGCGATTTCATCTAAACAATACACCACCATCTCGCGGTTGTCTCTCGCCACCTTGCCTGCTTCGGCGTGCGTCTTGGTAATAGCCAGCACCTTACCCGATGGCATTGGATGTTCCCAATGCTCACCTGTCAGCGGTTGCTCACCATTCGCAATGGCAGCCTTCTCCAGTGCCGCATACGCTCTGATGCTGACCTGCACCTGTTTCTGCACCTCTTTGCCGTCATTGCTGTCGATTGCCGCGTTCAGTTTATCGCGCTGTTGGTAGAACCTCTCGCGCAGTTCTGGCGACACCAATTCCTGCAATCTCTCAATGCCCCATTTCTGCTCATACTGATAAACCGCCTTGTCGTGTTCCACCAATGCAGATTGTATGCGTTCATACTGTATCTGATTAAGACGCTGGTCTTGTCGCCTCATGTGTTGCGTCACACCTCTATCAGCAGTTTTTACTCTCTTTGATCTTACCATTTTACCCTCATATGCGACCGTGTGATGAATGTGATGTGATCCTTAGGGATCATCACATCACACACACGCACATCACCGCGTGTGATATATCGTGTGATTGCGTGTGATTTCGTGTGATCCATCATCCCTAATCCCTTGAAATCCATACATTCCCATCTGCCTGCACGATCACACGCTTATCACACAGGGCATTTCTCGCATCACGGCGGTTGCCGGGCGACAAATCTGGAAATTGACGCTTGTGTTCGTCCTGCCAAGCGGTGATCCGCACCTGCTTTTCGCGTGTGTCAATGAGCATATTTTGCAGTACGCGAAGCGCATCTGACTGCCTCGGAGACAGCCTCGGTCGCTTCTTTTCGGGTTCGGCTCGGTGCTGTTTCATGACCACAGATGTGTCGCCAATCATGCCGATGTTCACCATCTCGAAGGTCATCTGCTCGATTGGATCAGCGTCTTTCTGCTTGTCCATACCCATTGTGACGGTGTCTTCTGTCTTCGTCACCGCCAGTACGGTATCAGCCGCACCAGCCAGCGCGCTTGAGCCGCGCATACTATTCATGCCCCTCGATGCGTCCTTACCCGCGTGGTGGAT